AACGTTTAGGTTAGTTGAAAGAGCAGGAGCGTAATCTAATACACCTGCCATTGACAATGCAGAAGCTACGTCTGAAGAACAAAGAATAAAGTTTCCTTTACCACGTCTTGTTTCTTTAGCGATTGCGTTGCTTTCTCTTTCGATTTGGAACAATAATCCTTTAAATTTCTCAACTGACCAACGTCCGTTAGCGTCAACGTCTAAATTGAACGTACCTGCTGAAGCAGTTGCGGCTGCACCTGTTTTAGCTTGTATGTTAACGTTTCTGACAACTTCTCTGTTGATTTCAGCAAGAATTTCTGATGAAAGAATATTTGCTAATTCTGATTCTGCATCAAGACCGTGGATTGCTTTAAGGTCTTGTGCAAGTTCGAGTGTGTACTCAGCTTTTAATGCTCTTGACTTAGCTGTCACTGTAGCTTTCTCAATTGAGAAACCCATCTGTGCAAAACCGTTAGATGCTTCAACATCTCCAAGTGCCTCTGCAGATGCAGTAGACATACCTGAACCTGTGTCAGAAGCATAAGAACCGCTGAACGGGTCTCCTGTCTGAGCAGCTAAAGGGCCTGCAGCTGTAGGGTTAACGCCAGCAGAGTAATCACTCTGTACTTCGTCAATTCCCATAGCTTCAGATTTAGTTAAACGTGTTCCTGAAGGATAATCGTTATATCTTGCTTTCATAGCAAAGATTAATCCAGTAGGGCCAGTCATTGGTTGAACTCCACAAATGTCGTATGCAACGAGATTTGGCATAGCACGTCTTACTAGGGAGATTAAAATCGGATCCCAGTTAGAAATACCTGTTCCAGTAGCATTTAAAGGCGCAGCTTCTTGCAAGTTCTGCTCTGCGAGAGCTTTCTCTTGGTTTTCAAGAATTACTGCAGTAACAGCACGCTTGTAGTTATCCTCGATTTTTGGTAAATCGGAATGTTCTAGAATCGGTTGCCACTTTTCTTGTAAGTTTTCTGATAAAAACATTTTATTTTTCCTTTAAAATAAAACCTAACCTTATAAAGGGTTAAGTTTGGTTATTGCAGATGAATACTTTTCCATTACAGGATTTGCGACTTTCTCTGTTTCTTCAACTTCGAATTCGTTTGCACCCTCTTGGATATTAGTTTCCACCTCAACTTTCTCTCCGTCTACTTTGAAGTATGCTTCTTTGATTTCTGCAATCTTCTCAGCGAAGTCTGCTTCATCTTTGTAGTCTACTCCTTCAGCAAGTGAAGAAAGTTTCTCTTTTTGTGTATCAGTCAAGTCCGAAGACGCTTCTGATACAACGTTGCCTCTCTTGAGTTGGTCTAACTCTTCAGTGATTGCCATATTATTAGACACTTCACCGTCAAGTTTTGCTTCCATCTCTTCGAGACGATTTGCGAGTTCATCAATAACATCGTACTTGTCTTCAGGAACATCAACGTAGTGTTCTACGAATAATGTTTTTAATCCTTCGATAAAGTTTTCTGTCATTTCTGACCTCAAACCACGTTCTATTGCGAGTTCGTTTTCTTTCGTCCACTCTTCTGCACAATATGTTAAGTACTTGTCAACACCTTCCGAAAGGTCAGCTTTGACTGCATCAACTGTAGTTTTTAATTCGTCTTGATATTTAACATCAAGTTCTTCTTTGACTTCCTGTACTTTTGATTGTACAGCAGCTTTAAAGATTGTTTTAGCTTTCTCTGAATTTTCTTCAGATAGGTCTAGTGCTTCTGAGATTGCTGATAGGTCGTCATCTATTTCAATCTCGACTAGTGAAGACTCAACGTCTGCAGAAACTTCTTCTGCAACTGCATCTTCTTCAGTTACTTCTTCAGTAACCTCTTCAGACATAGACTCAAGGATTTCTCCTACTTTGTCTTCGTCCATAGTCTTCAAAGACTCAACAACTGCTCTCGCAACTTCCGCTTTAGTCAAACTTTCGTCCTCTTCAGATTCTGATATTGTAGACAATACTTTCTGAAGTTCTTCCTTAGTCATTTCCTTCATATTGTTGACTATAGCTTTAATTGATTCCATCTTTGAAGGTTTAGCATCTTCTTTGATTTTCTCTTGCTTTTCAGCCTTACCAGCACCTTTCTTCTGAGGGTCGCCTTCATTTGAAGGGACTTTCTTCTCAGCGTCTTTTACTGCTTTAACTGCTTTGTCAACAGGATTGGTTTCAACTGGGACGACTTCCGCTTTGCCTGCTTCTATTGATTCAGCATCGGATGAACCTTGTTTGACTGGTTTTTTATCACCCTTTTCAGCTTTAGCGTCAGGTTGTCCTGCCTCTAGAACTGTTTCAACAGTTTCATCAACTGTTTCTAGGTTATTTTCTAACTCTGCCATTTTTTTCTCCTGTTTTAATACTTTATGTATTACTTTATTTTATTTATATGTTATAGACTCTCAACGAACCTTTTCCATAGATTTAACTTCGTTTCTTCAAGTTTATTCAGTTTAGCAGACCTTAATTCTTTCTGCATATCCTCTACTTGAAGTTGTGTAAGAATACCATTCTGATAAACCCACTCAACACCTTCCATAATTCCTTCGACAAATGCCTCAGGAGCAGACGGGTCAGCGACTATATCACCTGCAGTTGCAAGTTGAAAATCGTCTTTCACATATTGTGCATTTCCCTTTTGTTCTAAAGAACCAAGTCCTCTAGAAGATACTCCGAGTTTTGCACCATCGTTGATGAGAGCTTTTACAATCTCTCCATTTGGAGTACTTAAAACTTTTGCTTTACCCACATAGTTTTTACCTTCCAATTCTAGCGATTGGATTAAGTGAGATACTTTATCGAGATTAATAGTTGGGCCTTCAGGGTGTCCTAGTTCACCGAATGCACGGTCTTTCTCTACGAACTCCTTCTTATAACGGTTAACTTCCTTCTCCATAATTGCTTTAGGATAGACTCTACCGTTACGATTTTTAATATCGGACTGCATAAAGACACCTTCTATGAAGTAATCTTTTTTACCATTTACACCCTCTGTAATTATGGGCGATATGGTTTCGTTAAACTCTGCTATTAATTTCATTTACTATTTCCTCGATTGTAACATCAAAATCTTCACCCATGTTCTTCATAATCTTTTTGATGTCTTTAAATTCTTTCTTTGCACTTTTTAGGTCTTTGTAAGGACTAGTCCCCGTAAAGTTTTGACCATTTACAAATGCGTGTACTTTACCTTTACTCATTGCATATACTATGTCAACAAGTTTTCCACCTATCTTAACACTATCATGTTCGAGTTCTTTGTGTCCTGAAGGAAGTTTAAACTTCGCTTCATGTAACTCTTGTGCAATAGCACTAAAACTTTTCATACTAACCTTCTACTTTATCCGTAGGAACGTCCGTCCAGTTAGTCTGACTTTCAACTCTTTTGAAGTCTACCGCTTGTGCAGCTTTCTCTTTAATGCCCTGTTGAATAAGTTCTTTTGCTGTTTGCAATTCACTTTTTTCTACTGCATTTACTATGTCTTTCGCTATTTCACTCATATATTACTCCATATCATTCGAGTTGTAAAAACCGTCTTGGTCATCTTGTCCCACACCGTCTTCTTTTTCAGACTTGATTTGGGCGTCAATGTCCTTAATCTCTTCTTCTGTTTGTCGTAAAATATACTTTCTAACGTACTCTTGACTGAAGTATTTTCCGACATATTCACTAGCAGTACTAAGTGCATCTAATCTTTCTCTAAGAATCTCTTGTTCTTTTAATTCTGTAAAGTGATTGTCTGCAGTGTAGTCATATTGTAAAAAGTCTTTAAACTTATCAAACTCTTCTGCACTTACAACCTCTTTAAGAACTAACTGAGTTCTTAATAAATCAGTAAACACTCTAGCAAACTTCTTCTGAAGTCTGTTAGTGAACTTATTAAACTTAAGTTCGTCTCTAGAAATTTCTGAAGAACGACCCATATTGAATCCGTTCTCTGATTCCATTCTAGAACTTGGAACATTTAATGACTGATATAACTTCTTCTTGAAGTATTCTACATCGTCAATTTCTGCAAGGTTTTGTCCACCTGGCAAGGTTGTAATTTCCGTTCCTCTACCACCTTCTCTTCTTGGTAACCAAAAATCTTCCAACATACTCATATGTTTTCTATCATCTTTGATTTCACCAGTATCTGCATTGTAAACAAGTTTATTTCTATACTTGTTCATTACATCTGCAAGATATTGTTCTGCTTTTGCCTTCGGAAGGTTACCTACGTCAATGTAGAAAATCCTTCTTTCAGGTGCTCTAGACAATCTATAGATTACTAGTGCATCTTCCATCATTGATAACTGATTCGCAGTCTTCAATGCTTTGTGCAAATACCCA